GCATACGAAGAAGCGAAGGTCATTGAAGGGGACTGGGAGGATTATGTTAAAAAATACAAGTTCGAAACCTTCAAGAGCAAAGACCCGATTGACAAAATCCTTAAAGGTCTTCATGAGAAATTAGAAGAAGCTCATACGCCCCGAGATGTTCAGAAAGTCCTGAAGGACACTTTGCGCCCCGCCTTATACGGAACACCAAAAGAGCGTCTCGTGCAAAGGGGCAATACACACACTGACTTGCGGTTGAAAAGCCCTGACGGAGATTACTTGATCGGGTGGACTTTAGACACACCATCAATCGCACTTCAATTCCTTGACGGGACAGTTGTATGGCCTATGAGGGACAAGTTTACCGAGTACAAAGTCGAAGCGGAACGTGGTGAGGGTCTTGACAACATCCTTACGCAACGTAAAAGTGTACAGCCCAAGGAATGGCTCACTTACGTTACACCTGAAAAACCTGTAATCGAACTTGAACCTCGCGAAGTTGGTGCTACTCCAGGAACTGGGGCCCGTTACGACTATATGGGTAGCGGTCAATACGCTGCGGGCGTTCAGAAAAGCGATTATCACGAGTACTTCCTGTTCTTCGATGAGCCTAAACTCAAAAAGCTCAACGGCCGCTGGGGTGTACAGTTAATTACCGGGCCCTTCGAAGATATAGGTCGCTTTGCGTGGATCACAAATAGACCATTTAACCAGGCGCCTTATATTACAACGCATGATAAAGAGAAAGAGGAAGAGAAGGCTCGACGTGAGAAGGTAAACATGATTTGGAACGAGGACACATTGGAGGCATTAGAGAAACTTGGATTCTCATGGAAAGAAACACGAAAAATTTCTTCAAGCGTAGAGTATAATAAATATAGAGAAGAACTTAGCAGAGACTTTTTAGTCGCACAACAAGTTCCCCTCAATAACGTACAACCACAGTCTTTAAAGGTCTTTGCGTTAGAAGGTTATAAAGGCATCTACGAAGTAACCGGTGAATTCATAGAACCGATCCCCGATCCACATGGAGAGGGTACGAAAGAAAAAGGAGTTGTAGCATACCTCTTCGATCCAACGCTTTGGTCAAAAGAAGATGCAAAAGAATTTCTCGGGGAAATTGGAGCGAACCAACAGATAGGAGTAGGTGGTGAATTAGTGGATAACTTAGTAGAAAAACGTAGGATAGTTGAATTTTGTAAAATTGATAAGGAAAAGCGTTTAGTTACTGGTATAGTTTTAGAACCTTTTAAGGTAGACGCCCAGGGGGACTGGGAGGCACCAGAAGACATTGAGACAGCTATGATCAATTTCATGGAAAACTCAGGTAAACTTGGGTTCATGCATAAAGAGTTCAACAGGAAATTTAAGTTAATTGAAAATTACATTGCCCCTACAGACTTGATACTTGGAAAGCAGCACATAACTAAAGGATCATGGATTATGACAGTCAAAGTACTTGACGACGAAGTTTGGACTATGATCAAAGAAGGTAAGATTACCGGTTTTAGCATCGCAGGTAAAGGTAAACGAGTTGAGTCATCTTTAGGAACTACCCACTCCCTTTGAAAGAGGGTAGAAGTGGATCACACATAAAAGGTAAGACAAACTTTAAAAGGAGGTGACGAAAATTTGCCGACACGTCTGTTTGACTTGGACATCGAAGAAGTGAGTTTAGTCGACAACCCGGCAATTAGGAGGTCGTTTTCGGTAATTAAACGAGAGGAAGGAGGATATAAAGTGAAAAAGTCTTTAATACCAATTCCTATGGCTGGTGAGTTTTTGAGGGAACTTGCCTTAACGGTAGACGTTCCTTTCGAAAAGCGCAAAATCTTGAAAGACTTAAGTGAAGGATTGTATACTGTTTTTGAGCAAGGAGCAAAAGCACCTGTCGAGGACATCAATAAGGTTACTGTTAAAGATGCCATTACTCTTTTAGAAGAGCTAAAAGGAGCAGAGGGATTACCCGAGGACATGAGCAAAATGATAGATGAGGTAATTGAATTATTAGAAGAAATCAAAGCTAGTGGGTATCCGAGCCCTTATGGTTACCCAAGCCCTTATGGTTACCCAAGCCCTTATGGTTACCCGATGCCTTATGGGTATCCTTATCCTGCACCTGCACCTGTAACTGCAAGTGAGGGCGGTTTAAGTGAAGAGCTCCTAAACAAGGTCACTGAGCAGGTTACTTCAAAAGCCAAAGAAATTTTGACCTCTAAGGTTAAAGAAGTTATAACTTCTAAAGTTGAGGAAATTTTAACTTCAAAGATTGAGGAAGTTCTCCCTGCTAAAGTCGAAGAAGGCCTAGCTACTAAAGCAAAAAACCAAGGCAAAATTGACACGAAGGAACTTTCAACAAAAGTAGCCGAAGACCTTGGTATTGAGAAGAAGCTCAAAGAATTTGAAGAAACCCTTACGGCTGCTGTTAAAAAAGCAGTTGAGGATCTCGATTCCCGTGTAAACGTACTCGAAAAAGCACTTACAATTTCACAGCGCATTTTACCAAACAACAAGACCCAAAAACGTAACTCCACGTCAGATTTTTGGAAGGGTATTCTACCGTTTTAATTAAAGGTAAAACTTAAGGGAGGTGTCTTTAGTGGACAATCAAAAACTTATTCAAAAAGTAACAACCACTGAATTAAGTTCCGGTGGCTTGATGTTACCAGAACAGTTTGACCGCTTTGTTGACCTTACAATTGACGAATCTGTCATGTTAAAAATGGTCCGCACAGAAAGGCGAACCAAACCAAGAGGCGAAATCGATAAACTTAATATCGGACAACCGGTAACGGAGTCTGCAGCTGAAAACGCTGACACTGGAAACACTTATAACCCAACGTTTTCTAAAGTTGAATACACCGTTAAGAAGGCGCGCTCTGCATTCGATCTTTCAACGGAGGCTTTAGAAGAGAATATTGAAGGCGAAAACCTTCGCGAAACTATCATGAATAGCTTCGCGAAAAGAATCTCAACTGACCTCGAATTGCTTGCAATTCAAGGTGACACCGCGACATATGCTAGTGACAATACCGCTCTTGGCAGATTATTGAAGAGGTTGGACGGTTGGTACGTACAAACAAATACGGAGTGTCACTATGTAGATGCTGGCGGGTCTCCGGTTTCTAAAGAACTATTCTCCAGTATGATTAAATCACTCCCCACAAAATATCGCCAGGCATATAGTGATTTGAGATTCTTCGTAAGTCCAACCGCTTACCAAGACTATGTCGATTCACTATCTGAAAGAGCTACTGCTCTCGGTGATAATGCTTTGTCGGGGAAAGCACCGGTAACTGTGTATGGAGTCCCAGTTGTTTCTGTACCCATGATTCCGGAAACTCTTGGATCTAACAACGATCAGACCTTTGTTTGGTTAACGTTCCCGAAAAACTTCATCATGATCATCTTCCGTGAGATTACGGTACACTGGGAGTTCCGCCCGCGAAAAGACGCATGGGAAAACACAACCTATACCCAAGTAGACTTCGTCATTGAAGACAAAGACGCCATCGTCAGGGCAAATAACGTCGGTTTAGCTTAATAAGTGAAAGGGGTGGAGAACAATGTTACCAAGAGGCACTCATAATGAAATCTTAACAGAGAACCTCCTTAAAAGACCTCTTTATGAGAAAGAAACTGCTGCGGTCAGTGCGGGTGTAGGTGAAGTCGTAATCGAAATTGATGAAGCACAGCTCTTTCTCTTGAAGAAAGTTGTTGTCGACCCAGCGTCGACTACAAAGGTAACGGGGGTATATGTTGACGGTTATTCCGTTAACCTTTCTGGTGATGCAGGCGTAACCGTTTCCGTCAATGATACTGAAACGGCATTTGGGGCTTTACTTGAGGCGAAGGACACAATAAAGGCAACTGTGAGCGCAGGTGCTAACGACACTGAAACCTTCCTCGAAGTTTACGGTCTTGTAGCTTCTAGAGGGTAAAGGAGGCTCCTAAGTTATGCCAGAATCTAAGAAAACAGCTGCTACATTTAATAAATCGGTAGTAACTACACCGCCGGTTAATGATAACCTTGTCACAATTGAACTGACTGGCGGTTTAACCTACCGCCTCTTAGATGGTACAACATTTTTTAAAGGAAAGCCTCAAAAAGTAAATCGTAAGTTAGCTGATCAGTTACTTAAGACAGGTCTTTTCAAGGTTTCCAAGTAAGGGGTGGTACAAATGTACCTAACACCCGACGAATTAAGAGCAAGAGGGGTTAGTGGGACGGATTCAGACTTGACCCTCTACGAACAATACGCGCGGGAACTTATTGATCGGTACACACGAACCCATTTTGATCGCTACGCAGGGACAATAAACATCAGTGGTAGCGGATCTCAACTGTTACTTTTACCTGATTGGTTGTCATCGTTAACCGCGGTAGAAATAAACAATGAAGACGTAACGAGCGCTTACACCTTTAGAATAAGTGGGTATGCACTTTACTGCGAAGACGCAGTATTCCCGCGCGGCTTTAAAAACATTCTGGTCACTGGACAATGGGGACGTTATAGTGAAGTACCTGAAGTAGTTAAAGAAGCGGTTGTTGAGTTAACGAAAGATCAGCAGGACCCAACACGTGTGGATAAGAATTTTATTGAATCTGAACGTCTGGGTGACTACTCGTATAAACGGGCGCGCAGCGGGGTAGGAAGCGGAAGCAGTCGTACTACAGGGAACCCGAAGGTAGATGTGCTCCTGAAGCACTTCGTTGTATCGTGTCCGATTCTTTCATCTCCAAGCGGAACTGATTCACTCGGGCGGACCTTAACTGAAGATCAAGCTCTGCGGCGGTGGGTGAAAACATTATGAGTTTTACCTTAAAAACTGGAGTAGAAAATTTTTTTACGCAAACCCTAAGTGCCGTTAAAGTACCTACCTGGGGTGAAACAGGTCCAAGTTACGAGAACTTGTACGTAAATATTCCGTGTCGCTTCGTTGAAGAGTCCGAGTGGATTCGGGGTGATCAACAGAATGAAATTCTCACCACCGCCTACCTGTATGTGAGTGCAGATTATAACATTGAAGTCGGACAACAACTTGAAATTGAAACTAGAACGTTTAAAGTCATAAAAGTAAGTGTTAATCGCGATGAAACAGGAGCACCAGTATTCTTGAAAGTGTGGGTTGCGTAATGGTACAGTCAATAAAAACGAGTTATCGCAGACGTCGACCAACCGTCACTTTAAAGTGGGAAGGTAGAAAAGCAGAAAAAGTAATGAACGAAGCGCTTTTTTGGTCTGCAATTGACGAAGCTAAGTTAATTCTTCGAGATGCGAGAAATATGACTCCGGAGAAGACAGGTACGCTAATTCGATCGAGTACCATTACGGTAAATAGACGACCTTCAATGCCAGAAGTATTCAAAGCTGCAGGTGAAGGTAAGAGCTACACTGGGAGGGACTTCTTCGACTACTTCATCCCGAAAAAAGTACCTGAAAAAGACGTAAAGGAAATATTAATCTCATTTAATACCCCATACGCAGTAATACAACACGAGCGGACCGATCTACAGCACCCACGCGGAGGGGGTCCAAAGTACCTACAAAAAGCTTTGGAAAAGCATGCAGCAAACCTTGGGAAAATTTTAGGGCAGGCAGTTCGAGGGGCATTCCTCAGGAGGCGGTAAGTTATGGGGAAAAGCGTTACTGAAGACATCGCGATACACCTAGAATCTCAAGGATTAGGTACCAGAGGTACAACAATTTTCCGCGGATATCTTCCACCGCAACCGGAAAACTGTTTAGGCGTATTCGCGGTTGGCGGTACCGCTGCGGAGTTAGTTGGAAATATAGATCACCCATCACTACAGATCCTGGTTAGGGCATCAACTTACGACGCTGCAGAAGAAAAAGCTTATGATATATTCAACACGCTGCATGCTCTAACTGAAACTGTAATTAATGGATCCAAGTATTTACTTGTTGAAGCTCTTCAGGATCCTATATCGTTAGGACAAGACGAGAACGGTTATTATATCTTTAGCGTAAACTTCCGTATTATGCGAGAGAACCTTTTACATGTGAATTAGTTAATCAAGGAGGTGCATAGTGTTGGCCCTAGCAGGACGTGGAGGAAGTATTTGGGTTAGCCCCAATAAAGTAGCAGAGATGACATCTTGGAGTTTAGAGTTATCAGCCGATACAATAGATACTACCAATTTTGATTCTAACGACTGGGGAGAATTCTTGATGAGTTTTAAAAGCTGGACTGTAAGTGCAGAAGGAAACTTTAAACCCGACGACACTCAAGGACAGATGGTGCTAATTTCAGCATATCTGAACTCAACCCCAGTTACATTATTATTAAAAGTAGCCAGTGGCGATGAGTTCTCGGGTAGTGCTTACGTAACCTCTATGAGTATTGAGAACCCCGTCGACGATAAAGTGGCATTCTCAGCAGAGTTCCAAGGTAGTGGTGCGGTTACAATGCCAAGTTAATAACGTAACTTATTGATAACATAAGCAAAATAGTAGTCATAGTAGTCACCAATAAGTCAGAAGGGAGGATCTGCTCTTAGTATGTAAACATGAAGGGACAAAGCGGATTTTTAATTGAGTCACAAGAACGTAGTATTCCGTTCCACCGCCGCCTTACACGAAATATTCGAGGAACACAAATGTACCACCTTGAACCGCAATTACAGTTTCTAAATAAAATAGATTGTGTAGAAGCTTATATAAATAACAAGTGGGTTGAAGTTACACCAACCCGTATCGACTATCTAGGAGGGTTCATTGGACTCCCGAAAGAGCTCGAAGCTACAAAAGTAAGGGTATCAGGAGAAGCTTACCCGATCTTAGTAGTTGGTACGTTACCTTCATTTGAAATATACCCTGAAACTCGTGAGGTTTTTACATTAACGGGTACAGACTCTGCCTGTACGCTTAAAGTAGTGGGATCAATGGCGGGTTATAGTGTGTGTAAATCATTACGTAAGGCGGCAGCATTCTTGTATATTCATGAATGTCTCCGCCTTTCGTGTTTTACGAGGTTCGAAGAAGAGCTTCGTAGAGGACCCTTAGTATGGGAAAAAGTTTATTTTACGTGTGAAAACATGCGTATACAAACTGCTCCTTGGCCTCTGCCACTATAAGGGGTACACACTAGGAATTCTGAAGAGATAGGAAGAGGTTTAGGTCTGTGTGGAAACAGAAGGCAAGGTTTCCTGCGTTTCGGAGTTGTAAAGTGGAAAGCTCAGTGTTGGGAGGTCAACAAGATCTGAGCTAAACTTGTTTGGGGAACCTAACCCGAAACAGTTATAAAAGCCAACTTCAAGATTAAGAGTTTAACAACTACTGACAAGATCTGAACGTATCAGCACAAAACAGTTTAAAGGAGGAATCCAAATATGCGTGAAAAGCAAGTAACATTGGGTGACAAGACAGTCATCATTCGGGAGGTAACTGTAGGCGATCTCCGAAAAAGGGTGCTCCCCACCATCATTAAAACTTTCTCATCGTTTGACTTAAATGCACCTATTACAGACCTAGTAAAGGAATCGGGTAAGTTCTTGGATCTCATTCCACAAATCATTCCCGACGTAACAACTGAAATGCTCGAGAAAGCGTACATGAGCGAACTAGAAAACCTGATTCAAAGCTGGATCGACGTAAATTTTCACGGGTTAAAAACCCTACTAGAGTCCTTTACCAACTTGCCGACACCAGGACGTTCTTAATCGTATGGCTTAACTGTAAAACTTCTCTCGAATGCTCACTCGAAGAACTGGAATCACTAACACTTCACGAGTTCGAAGTATTTTTAGAACTGGCTCCGGAGTTTCAAAAACTCAAGGTACATTATGACTTGACACCTCCAGCTATGATTACAACAATGCTTTACAATATAAATAGAAAAAAAGGCGCACCCGCAAAGACACCGGAGGACATTTTGAAAAAACTCCCAAAACCAAGCTTCTCCGAAAAAGAAGACATTAATGAGGAAGTTGTAAAAAGTTTATCATTGTTTTGCCGGTTTTTGAAAGGTATGTGATGTACAATGCGCGTTGGGCAATTGTTAGCAGTTGTAGGTCTCGATACAAAACGGTTTAAAACTCAGTTAACACAAGCACAAAACGATTTTCAACGGCTTGGTACCGTTGCGGATGCAGTAAGCCGTCATATACAGGCAAGTCTAATTAAAGTAGGCCGTCAAACTCCTTATAAACCGCTTATTCGGGCATCGACACAGGGAATGCTAACCCTTGGAGATGTCTCTGCAACTGTAGCGCTAAAAATGAGAAAGGACCTTAGTAAAGTAACGAATGCATTTAGCCGCCTCAGTAAGGTTGGACGCTCATTTTTATCCTTCTTATTCACAGTAACAGGCCCAGTTTTCATTTTCAAAATCATAAGTGACGATATTCAAGATGCGATCAATGCTATGAGCCGAGGCGAAATCGCACTTCGTTCTTTAGTAACTGTCTACGGGAGCACGTCACGATCATGGGTAAGCTGGAGCCAACAAATGCGAAAAGAGACTGGTGTAGCAGCATCAGAGTGGCAACAGTCAGCTGTACGACTAGCGTCACTTCAGAAGAACTATAAGTTAACAACTGAACAGTTGCAAGTACTCGCTGCAAGAACAGCTGACGTAGCTGTCGCCACAGGGCTCGCTTATGATGAGACAGAGGGTTTTTACGGTACGATCGTTCGAATTGAATCCGCAATTCGTGGTGAAGCTGAAGCAGCCGAACGCCTCAACGTAAACTTGCAAGATAACTACATGCGTCAAAGTGATATCGTAAAGCAGTTAGGGGTAAATTGGTCAAAACTTGATGAGTACACGAAAGCACAAATAAGGTATTTAGAAGTGTTACGTCAAACTAATTATGCTGAGGGAAAAAGAACGGAATATGCTAAAACAGCGAGAGGGGCCTTAACACGTCTAGGTACCGCTTTCAGAGAACTCATAGAACAAATGTGGCTGTTGTATCAGGCGCCGATCGCACAGTTTTTTGATCGTTTGGCTACCAGAGCAGAAAATGCAAGCAAAATGATTACAGCCTTTGCAGCGGCCTATAAACCTGGTACAGGGCGTTCACTAATTAAGGATCTCATGAATTTACACCCTGTAATCGGAGCAGTAATTGAGATGTTCGCCTCGTTTAGTAAGTTAATACGAGTAGTAGTAGCCAATCTTGTACCCAGTTTCGAAGAAGTTGCATATACCGGAAAAGCTTTGTCGCCGGTTCTTTACCTTATAATAGGCCCCATAAAGCTTCTAACTATTTGGTTCCATGTCTTGGCGCAGGTAATTGAAAAGTTAGGCCCACTCTTTACGGCTCTTGTAGCGACTGTGGCTGAACTTGCAATCTTCAACTTCGTCATTAACCGAGTTAAGTTACTGACTGAAGGGTTAGCTTCCTTAGCAATAGTAATTTTACGTACCGTAATACCGGGTTTGTGGCGGTTCGAAGTCTCACTAGCAAGTACAGCTAGAAGTGTGGTCTTTCTGCTATTCAACCTAGCTCTGCTCCTTCCACCGATTCAAAGGTTACTCAATCGATCTTTTGGACTTTCGGGTGCGCTAAAAACAGTCAGTTCAACTACAGCTGAAATGGGTAAACAGTTCGACTGGGCCGCAACGAAAGCAAAAGCAGCGGAGCAGAACCAAAAGAAATTGTTTAAAGGAATTAAAGGAACGACTGATGCTTCTAAGGCGGCAGGGAAGAGTCAAAAGAAATTGTCTAAAGGAACTAAAGAGGCGACTGATGCCTCTAAAGATCAGCGGAAAGAGATGGGGAAAAACATACAGTCATTTGACGAAGTACACCTGATTGAAGAGGATGCGGCCGAGAGTACGAAGGACTATGCTAAAAGCCTCGGAGCTCTTGGTGAGGCACCAGTTCCAGAAGTCCCAGGAGTTCCAGAAGTAGCTCCATCATTAGAAGTACCAGCGCCGGGGGCAGTCCCGTCATTAAAAGATCTCCTAAAAGTTCCTGAAGTAGATTTTAAACTGCCAAAGATCGATGTCAGCCCTTGGTTAACAGCGTTCTCTTTGCTTAATGGGGCAGCAGCTCTTCTTGCCCCTACATTAGCGAAGGCTTTTGGACCTAAACTCCTTACTCTTCTTAAAAGAGCCGGAAAAAATATCACCCTTTTCGCGTTGAGGGGAGCGAAATCGCTCTGGAACTTCGCTAAACAAGTTGCGAAATCAACGCCTACTGTTCTTTTAAACTTTGCGAAGATCGCATGGAGTGCCATAGTAAACGCTGCGAAAACTGCGGCGTCATGGGCTGTAAATGCTTTGAAGGGCTTTCTAACATTTACCGGGCAAGTTGCGAGCTCGACGATTACTGTCCTTACAGACTTTGCTAAAATTGCTTTAAGCGCGGTTACTAATGCCGCGAAAACTACGGTGTCATGGGCTGTAAATGCTTTGAGTGGTATTCTGACGTTTGTAGCACAGACTGCACTCGCTACCGGTCAAGTCATAGTGAACTTTGCTAAAATTGCAGCAGCAGCTCTTGTAAATGCAGCGCGTGTAGCAGCGTCGTGGTTCATCGCATTAGGGCCAGTTGGATGGGTACTAGGCATTCTAGCCCTGATAGTGACTTTAGTTGCTCTGAACTGGGATAAAGTGAAACAAAAAACCCTAGAGATTTGGGGTGCAGTTTCAGGGTATCTGAAGGAAAAATGGGAAGCTATCAAAACGAAGGCAATTGAAATTTGGGAAGGCATAAAAACATTCTTTGCAGATACTTGGGAAGCTATCAAAACGAAGGCAATTGAAATTTGGGAAAAGGTAAAAACATTCTTTGCAGATACCTGGGAAGCTATCAAAACAAAGGTAATTGAAATTTGGGAAGGCATAAAAACATTCTTTGCAGATACATGGGAAGCTATCAAAACAAAGGTAATTGAAATTTGGGAAGGCATAAAAACATTCTTTGCAGATACGTGGGAAGCCATTAAAACAAAGGCAATTGAAATTTGGGAAGGCATAAAAACATTCTTTGCAGATACATGGAAGGCTATTAAAACAAAAGTGAGTGAAGTTTGGGATGGAATTAAAACTTACTTTATAGATACCTGGAATGGGATTAAGTCTAAAGCAGTTGAAATTTGGGAAAAGGTAAAAACATTCTTTGCAGATACATGGAAGGCTATTAAAACAAAAGTGAGTGAAGTTTGGGATGAGGTTAAAACTTACTTTATAGATACCTGGAACGGGATTAAGTCTAAAGCAGTTGAAATTTGGGAAAAGGTAAAAACATTCTTTGCAGATACATGGAAGGCTATTAAAACAGAAGTGAGTGAAGTTTGGGATGGAATTAAAACTTACTTTATAGATACCTGGAATGGGATTGAGTCTAAAGCAGTTGAAATTTGGGAAGGTATAAAGAGAACTGCGAAGGAAAAATGGGAGGGCGTTAAAGATGCGATAAAAGGTGTCTTGAATAGCATAATCGATCTGATAAACAAGTTCATCCGTTTTTGGAATAAGATCGAATTTGAAGTCCCAGAAGTAGAGATCCCGGGTGTTGGTACAATCGGCGGTTGGACTGTCGGGGTCCCAAGAATAAAGGAGATACCTCGACTTGCGGAGGGTGGTTTAGTAGCGCGTCCAACATATGCTCTCGTCGGTGAAGCGGGTCCCGAAGCAGTTATTCCGCTTAAACGTAGGAGCGTGGTTCGGGAATTAGCAAGTACACTCTACAACGCGCTAGAAGAAGAACTTAAAAAGACACAGACAGCTCTTTATGAAAATCTCTCAACAGGGGTTGAGGTCACAGTACCTTCAATACAACTCGAACCTGTAGCCCCAACAACTGCGGTAGTGGGAGGAGCTGCAAGAGGTAAAGTACCTCCCGTCGAGTTGCATCTGCATGTCGGAACTTTAGTAGCTGATGAGTTAGGGTTAAAGAAACTTGAGCAAAAATTACGCCAGTTCCGCATCTTTGAAGACCGCCGTCTTGGGCTAATGGAGGGATAATCCATGCCGATGTATATCGACGAAATACAAATAAAAACACCAACTGAACTGAAAGTTGGTATTTTTCGACTTTCAAAAGCTGAGCGTTTAGCGTCCGGTAAGATGGTCATGGATATCATTGCAACTAAGCGGCGTCTCGACCTGTCATGGGAAATTATCGAAGATAACGAGCTTCAGAAAATTTTAGACCTTCTAGATAGTCGCGTTTTCCATAAAGTCGTTTATCCAGATCCACAGAGTGGGGAAGAATATCCGATAACTGCATACGTCGGAGATATCAATCAGGAAATCTTTCAAGAAAGAGGTGGGATTCGGTACTGGCGAGACGTATCGATGGCTCTGATAGAACAATAAGGAGGTGTCCTAATGAAATCTGAACAAACTAAGATAACAGTAACCGCAAAAAGCAGGATCTTAAAGTTTAGTGAAGAGCAAGACCCTTCAAAAGACGAGCCTTTTGAGGTCGTTGAAAAGACCTATGTACTTGAAGGCAAAGAGGCCGAACAATTGTTAAAAGAAGTTGGCGCTGATCCCAGCGAGGTTGCTAGGAAGGCAACAAAACCAAAAAAGGAGGGTGTATAGGAAATGCCACTTACTAACGCAGGTAGGGATTTCATGGCAGGGGCGCTTACCGGAGATGAAACAACATTGTTTAACAACACAAACGCGCGGATTGGAGTAGGAGATGGTACTACAGCGTTCGCTGTAACACAAACAGACTTGCAAGGCACAAATAAGTTCCGAAAAGGTATGGACTCTGGTTATCCACAACGGTCAGCGAATGTTTTGACGTTTCAAGCAACGTATGGTGGGACAGAAGCAAACTTCGCTTGGCAAGAATGGGGTGTATTCAACTCCGCTTCAAGTGGTACGATGTTGTGTCGTCTTGTGGAATATAATGGTACGAAATTAAGCGGACAAACTTGGGTCTTTCAAGTGCAAATTACTGTGAATATTGGTTCATAATTCTAAGCTGATCCGAAGGAAGGGAGGACCATTATGGCAGTTATTACAACTAAAGAAGCAAATGGGTCTTTTAAGAACCAGTTAGTAGACGAGTTGGTGAGAACCAGCCGGAAATGGTTCTCCTTGCAAAAGAATATTCTTGATGGGTCTTTTCACCCAATACCAGCTGATGGTAGCGAACAAGTAGGCTTCATCGGCGCGTACACATCCGACGAAAATGGTAACATACTGAGGCCTGTACTTGATTTCGATGGTGTAGATGATTATGTTGAGGTACCTGATTCAGTAAGTTTAAATGTTACTGACGCAATTACGATTGAGGCATGGGTGAAGACAAAAAACCAAGATGATAATTTTCTTATTTATAAGGGAGCTACTAAAAGAAGTTATAGTTTAGGTTATGATTCTCCCCTCGGTTTTTCTGGATCTTTTTGGAGAGCTTCCGATGGAGAAAGGATAACCATTTTCACAGGACCAGTTTCAGAAGAAACATGGCATCATGTAGCCGTTACAAACGATGGGGCTGTTATAAGAGTTTATCTTGATGGACAACATGCAGATGAAATAGCGTTTAATGATGCTATCCAGACAACAACTGAAAATTTGTATATAGGAACCTATAATGGTACTGTAGGGACTTATAACTTTGACGGCCTCGTAGGTGAAGTTCGCATCTGGAACTACGCTCGCACTCAAGAAGAAATAAAGCGCGACATGAACAAACCACTTTCTGGGGATGAACCTGGACTAGTCGGTCATTGGACTATGGACGAAGGCTCTGGTAATACCGTTTACGATAAGACAGCCAATGGTAATCATGGAACAATCTACGGCGCTACATGGACTACGGAACAATCACCGTCTGTTGTGAGATGGAAGCAGGGCTACGCTTTAAGTTTTGATGGGGTAGATGATTATGTGGGTATACCTGATGCTCCAAGTTTAAGTGTTGATTATATCACTACGGAAGCTTGGGTGTATCTAACTTCTTATGATTTTTCAGGCGACAGAGGTATTATTATCAACAAAGAAGATAGCTACGAAATTGGTATTAAAGATGGCACTGGTGAATTTCAAGCAGCTATTCAGCCTAACTGGGGTTGGTATGGCACTTTGGTTGTACCTTTGAATCAGTGTGTGCATGTAGCTGCTACTTGGGATGGAAGTATTTTGAAGTTATATGTAAATGGTGTAGAGGAAACATTTGATTTAACAGATGGAGTTATATCTGATACAACAAAAGGGCTAGGTATAGGAGCACGAGGACTTTCTCCTGATGGTACTACTGGTGCTAACAGCTTTTTTAAGGGAAAGATAGACGAAATACGTATCTGGAACTACGCTCGTACTCAAGAAGAAATCCAAGCTGATATGAATAGGGAGCTTACAGGTGCAGAACCCGGATTAGTAGGCTACTGGACTATGGACAAAGGTTCAGGCAACGTTGTTTATGACAAAACTACAAACGCTAACCATGGCACAATCTACGGAGCAGAATGGATTCCCATACAGAGACCTGTCCACACACTACGAGTTGCGGGTGACGAGCAAACTCAATCGTTTCCTGAAAAGTTCGATATACAATTGTACGACACAGCTGGAAACTTGCTGTATGAGGAAAACGTTGCAAACAACAAGGTAATCGGAAATTTCAGTCGAGCTTCT